GTTGTAATAAAACAACACTCTTAGCGCCCATGACCTTTAAAAAAGGTAAAAAGCGTGCGTATTGAATGATGTCACCAAAGCCTTGTTCTGCTTGAACAGTAATGGTTTTCCCTAATAGGGATTCACCTCTCCATACAGGCATTTTTAGTTTCTGATGATATGGCTGTGCTTGATTAGCAATAATCTCAGGATGCCATCTATATTCAAAAAGCCTAAATCCAGCGTCTAATCGACCAGCATGGAGGTGTTCGTAGGCTTTCTTATATTCCGTGTGCGGGTTTAAAGTAAGAGTGCTAATAGTGCTTCCTCATCGTCTAATTCTGCTTGGCGCTTAACTTCTAAGATTGCTAACTCTTGTTCTAATCTGAGTTTTGCAGACCTTATTAATACAGCGTTTTGCAAGTCTTGTTGTTGTGTTACAAGATTAGCGATGTATCGGTCAATGTTTGCTAGGTTTGACGGTATATCAACGCTAACTTCTTGATTGGATTGTATATTAGTTTGTTGTTTCTTTGCAACTAGTTTAGGGTCAACTAAATCAGCAATAGTTTGCTTACGATTTTCAGCATCAGCTTTGAGTGCAGCAATGCGCTTTTCTTCTGCCTGGCGCAACTTCTTCTGAATACCTTTTAAACGCCTTAACTCTTCCCTTGTATATGGCGCATCATCCCCGCCAAACTTGGTAGGCGTAACTGGGGTAATAACAATCTGAAATGCGTCATTTTGAAACGCATTGACTTGGAAAGCCGTTTGAAACATTAGAATGTACCGCCAGACACCCCTACATAGCTTGTAGCGGTAACTGTAGTAAATGCACCAGTATTGGTGGTTGTAGCGCCCACAGTACCATTAATATTGATTGAGGCCGTACCAGTTAAATTAGTTACTGTTCCGCTAGACGGAGTACCCAAAGCACCGCCTACTGAATATTTACCATTAAAAGTAGTCCAATCAGCGCTTGTAAGGTATCCATTGACACTTCCTGTGGCAGCAGCCATGCTAATAGCTGGAGTTGCACCACCACTACTTACTACTGGGGCAGTACCCGTTACGGAAGTAACTGTTCCGCTACCTTTGTTATTAAATGTAGTCCAATCAGCACTAGTCAAATAGCCGTTTACGCTACTTGTTGCGGCTGGCATTGAAATAGCAGGTGTATTTCCACCACTAGACACTACAGGGCTTGTACCAGTAACGCTAGTAACTGTTCCTACTGAAATCGACCCACCAAGGCTTGTGCTTGTGCCGTTAATAGTAATGGCAGAGTTTACAAGGGCTGAATTAGGAATGGATGTAAGGCTTGCACCTGAACCGCTAAAAGTGGTAGCAGTTATGGTTGTTCCTGTAATGGCTTTTGGCGTTGTTGCGCCAATAGTCATATTGTCCATTGTTCCTACATAAGTAGGGTTTATTTGGATTGAATTAACGCCAGTAGGATTTATATGTACATGACCAGTACCAGTAGGGCTAATGTCTATTTGTGCATTTGCACCATTAATATTGGTAGAAACATTGATTGAAGCATTATCGCCACCGCCTGCACCCATGCTAATTTGAGTTGTTCCTGCGGAGTTTTTAAGGGATAAACCACCTGAATTTGATGCTTGTACTATAGGTGTAGTAAGACTTGTGGAGGCGTTTAAGGTTGTAAATTTACCTGTGCTTGTAGTTGTTGCGCCAATAGCTGTGCCATCAATAGCACCACCTGTAATTGCTACGGCATTAGCGTTTTGTGTGGACATAGTGCCAAAGCCACTAATGTCTGTATTAGTTAAAACGACTGTGCCTGTATATCCATTGACGCTAGTAACGGCATCAGTATTGTCTATTTTTTGCCAGGCAGAACCATTGTAAACAGCCCAGTCACCCACTTGCCAATCTGTAATCCCGTTAAGATTAGTGCTACCAGCAACAGATACAACATAGTAGTAACCCTTAGTGCCAACAGACGAAGTAAGAGTAGGGGTATTTGTGTTGGCATTCCATGTTCCTTGGTAACTTAAAGCGCCTAATACTGCGGCTGGTAATTGGCTTACAGGTACTGTACCACTACCATCTAAACTTGCTACTCCATTAGCTACGCCTTTTGTTGCAGTTGCAACATAATCGCTAATAGTTACGCCAGACATTGAACCACCAGTAACAGATATGTTATTACTGTTTTGAGTGGACATTGTTCCAAGACCAGTAACATCGGTATTAGGAATGGTTGATGCAGCAGTCATGGCTGAAGTGCCATTACCCTTTACATAGCCAGTAAGAGTAGCAGCGCCTGTACCACCATTGGCTACAGGGACTGTTCCTGTTAATTGATGGTCAGCGTTCCAATCACTTGGCCTTACAACGGATGTGTCATCTCCGTCAGGTATCGTTGAAACCTTAGTATGCTTGACTGTAATAGCCATTATTGGACTCCGATGATTTTGCCGTCAGCACCCCTAACCACCGTCTTAGGGCGATTATGTTGGGCATTAATAGTTTCTACTAAAGCGCTAATTGCTTGTGCCATTTGTTCATTTCCTTGACCAATAGCATTTGCAATAGGTTGCATTGGATGTTCCATAGCGTGTGCCATTGATTCTTCCATGTAATAAGCATCTGCACCATCGTCTGTACCAGCAGAAATACGGGCTGTTTCAATCTTTGCGCCATTGTTGATGTGGGCTAACAATACTTGAGTATTTCTCTCAGTCATCATCTTCATCTGGGAAACTTTGACTTCCATCTCTCTATCCATCTGATTGCGTTGTTCTTCAAGTTGGAATTTAAGCTGGTTTTCTTGCGCCTGGTACTCTTGTTTAGCCTTTTCAAGCTGCATCTGCATCTGCATCTTCTGTTGTTCAAGCTGAGATTGGGCTTGCATCTTCTGTTGGTCTGCCTGCATCTTGGCTTGTTCAATTTGCATAGTCATCTGCATTTTTTGCTGTTCAGGTGAAGGTGGTTTAGGTTGACCTGCTGCTTGCGCTGCTTGTTGACGCAATTTATCAGCAGTTTCGTCAATAATTCCCTCTAATTGCTTACCTGCTTTAAATGCTGTGACACCAAACTTCAACATTTCAATAGCCATAGGCGCTAATTCAGGCTGTGCTTGCACCATTGGTACTGTTGATTGGAAGAAACTACCAACAGCAGCCAAAAATTGCATTCTATCTTGCTTTTCTTGCTGTTCATCTTGGTAAATCATTGAGTCAGAAGTGACTTCAATGCGGAAATTCTTGCTTGCTTCGTCTCTTAGAAGTGCAATAGCTTGCGGAATTAGCTGTTGGTCTTGTGGCGACAGTTGCATTGCGCCAGAAATCTTAACAAGCGTTTCATCTGTGAAATGATTGCAGATAATCTGCGCTTTAATACACAACAGAGATGTTGCGAAATCTACTACTGCATGTTGCTGGGTTTTTAATCTACCGGCAGCATTGTTTGACTTAATAATCTGTGCGCCAAGGGTTTCATTAGGGTCAGTTTGACCTCTTTGAATATCAGCAATACCCATTAATTCATAGATTTGACCCTTAACTTGTTCCATTGCTTGATAGCAAGACATCAATGCGCTTGCAAATGGGGTTAAATCAACTAGGTCAATAGCACCTTTCATGCCTTGCTTTTCAGCAAAAGCCATCCAGTTGTTTACTGGAATCATGGTGTTGTTTTCGCCCTCAGAGAACAAGCGTTGTAGTTCAGAAGCCGAGGCATCATATACACCACGCACTTTAAGGGCGTTAATCAAGCCATCAATTCTGTCACACAGAACATCTAATTCACGGGCTTGGTCTTGGTAGATAGTAAAGTCAGGGATTGGTTCTAAGGAATCTGTAGTCAGAGTCGCATAGAGTGGCTTTGGACAAGGCCAAAAGTTCTCTAATCCTAATGGGTCATCTCTTTCGTCAACAATCTTGCCTAATGACTTAGAAATCCACAATACTTTTCCTGTTTCTTTGTCCCAAACTTCGTATATCACCGCCTCATATACACCATCATCAGACTTATAAGATTGTTTTAAGTCGTCAGGCTTTGTGTCTAAAGGGATTTGATAGCCTAATTCTTCGCCAAATCTTTCTACTAGGGCAGGGCGAGACATATACACTCTACGCCATACTGCGGTTACTTCTTCCCAAGTGCGGGCAATGGTATGTCCAAAGTCACGCCAATGAACATAGTCTACAGGGGCGCACTCATATTCAATTCTTTCAGGGTTCTCAATCTCCATTGCTTCAGGAGTTTCAGCTTCATCAGAATCTTCACTAACTTGTAAGCCGTCATCAGGTGTGTCTTCTGCCGACATATCTGCTTCTTCGCCAACAATATGCGGTTCATAACGAACCCAAGCTACACCACGACCACCAAGCAGGCGGTCTAATACTGCGTTATTCATGGCTGACTTATAGTCACCATAGTGTTCAATCTCAAACTCCAATGCCCTTTCAAGCATCATTGAGGCTACACGCCCTATTGGGTCATTATCTCTAAACCTACGACTAACATCAGGTCTAGGCAATCTTGCAAAGATAGCTGGCTGTATAGTCTGAACATTACTCCAGAGAATGTTAAATCGTGCATTAGGGTTTCTGTCGTAGCGGCTATCATCTTTATATTTCTTTACTATGCGGTCAACTCTGGCTTCCCAACGCTTGTAGCTGCGTTCATAGCCCATGATACATTTGTACCAATCTTCGTATGTGTGATTGACTGTAGCTTTATCGTTTGCCATCAAATTCTTCCTCTTGAAGTGGACTGTGGTTGTTTCCACAAGTCATTCAAACTTACTTCGGTTTTACCTACAAATAGCCCTTTAATGGAGTCATCCTTATTAGGCAACTTAGCTTCTTCTTTCCAGGCAATGCTTAGCATCCTAAATGCGTCTGCACCGTGAGAAGTCCAATCGTGCCTAGGTTTATCCCTAAACACTTTCTTATCCTCATCCCACTCTCTTTGGTACTGCCTTAAACATTCAATCAAGCCTTCACTTCTTTCGGCATCAAACCAGCATCTTAGTAAAGCCATCCTTGCTGCTTGAATTCCGTCTTGAAGTGACAAACTTGGCACAATTTTTAAACATTTTAACTGAATTTTGTCAGAAAGTTGTTCAATTATGGACTTTCCACCACTTGCTAAAGTTTTAGCCCTAGCGTCATGGGGTAAAAAATGTGTCGTATATTTTACATTCCACTCAATCTCACGCTGCTTAATCAAGCCGGTATAAAACGGAATAGACTGCCCATTGCTTGAATGGTAGTCAACAATGCGTATCTCGCCATGTACAACCTGGTAACTAATAATGCTTGTATCGTCTGAGTAACCCAAGTCCCACGCACTAA